GACCATCTCAGGCGTCCAACGTTGCGGTCAGTTTTGCTTGAACCCTGGAGCGACCAGGGACCAAAGATTCGACAGAAGGCATTTCAGCCCACCGCCAGTTTAGGTAAGACGGAATCTGTTCATTCAGATCGCTCGAAGTCCCGGCAAGCACACTGCTCGGCAAGTCAAGCGTGTACGCACCACCCTTGGAATCGTGCCAGCTTTGAAGCACTGCAGCGGTGTCGGCATCACCCAAAACAAAGTCCAAGCTCAACTGCGCATCAAAAGCCCGGCTGCCAAACAGGCGCGTAACACTCGCGCCGCTGATGCTGTTGTACTTCTTTGTCGGGTACTCACCAGGAGTAAAAGACCGACGAGTCGGGCATACCGCAGGGAATGGAACGCTCATAGCTCGCCCTCAATGACCCAATTGCTGGCAACGTCCCAGCCATCTGTCAAAAGGCTAACTCCGTCGGAATTGGTCGGGAAATACGTCGCCTCAACCTCTACGTTGCCTTCCTCGTCAAAACTCAGCGATTGAGCTTTGTAGCTTTGGGCGTCGCTGACGCTGCTGCGAAGGCAGAAGACCGAATTGGGATGGTCGGCTTTGCCGTTGAAGATTCGCAGAGTCAGTTGCTGAAGGCTTTCTGTTTTGCCATCCCACAGCAGAACGTCGTAGTCACCGTCAGGAAGCTCAGGCCATGAAGTGACCGTGCCATCGTCTGCAATTGCGCCATTCGCAGGCTGGTTGTAGGTAACGGTCTCTAGCCCCAGCTTGAACACACTGCCGATGTCCAAGGTCGCCTCGGAAGGCGTGGTCTTGAATTTCACGGAATGGGTGACGTACCGGCGGCTCCGCAACTCCCACTTGGCACGGTCGATCGCGTGGGTCTGGCTTGTGCAGTAATCGCTAAGGTCGATTTCCTCGATTGGTGCGTCTGCCTCCACTGTTGGCTCACGCACCGTCACTTCACGGATCACAGGGAACAAACCGCCGCTGACCGTGTTGGACGACTCCTTCTCTTGACGCCACTTCACTGAAATACGCACTGGCAAACGATCCTGCAGGTCTGCGTAAGACATCTCGAAACTGCCATCAATAATGTTTCCAGCTGTGTAAAGACCCCGAATCGTCTCTGGTCCGTTAAAAGTCGCGACCTGCTGCAGCGCAAACTTGCCGTTACTCACCACCAGATCAAGAAGGTAGTTATTAGCCACCTGAGCGCCCCAGCTGCGGATATTGATCTTCTCCGAGATGGCACCGTCAAAGAAATAACGCCGGGTATTGGTCCAAATCGCAGCCGCGTCAAAACTATCCTTGTCAACCTGCGCTGCATTCAATACCGCACCAGTGCCGTAACGGTCGTTGGTCAACAGGTCATACAGCACTTCCGGGAATGCGCTGGTTTGGTTGATGCCTTGGTTGACATAGACGCTGAACTGCTGCAACGAGCTGATCTCAGTACTGCTGCGAATGTTCACGCCCACAATTGCCATGTCGTCGTATTGCGGAGCTGTTGGGTTGCTGGCAACAGTGTTGACGTAGACGACTTGGTGCTCAGGCTGGTTGGCGCTAGTGCTGATCTCGTTGTAAATAAACGCCTCAGCGATACGCGCCCATTCGTCGGCGTAAAAATTATTGTCGTCAAAAGCAGGCCCCAGGTTCTCGCTGTTCGGGGTCGTCAGGCTCGTCAAATAGAAAGAATTGGTGTTACGGAAAATTCCCGTACCGCTGAACCGGATGCTGACGTCACCGCTGGTGACCGTGCGTATCGTATTGATGTGGGGGTCTAAAACCTCAAGATCTCCCAAGGCAATACCTGTCCTTACTTCCCAGCTGCTGATGGGCGTTAGACGGACCTCCCAGCGACTTGCGGTTGGAAACTCAAAACGCAAGTAGTTGTAGAGGGCAACGCCGGTCGCGCTACGAACCGCAAAAAGTTGCTCAATATCCGTAAACTCATCCTCCGTTCCAGCCACTCGATAGCTAACGCGGAAAAAGCTGTAACGGGTGTCTGGGCTTGTGTAGGACCCGCTCTGGAAAATAATCGCTTGGATGTCGTCGGCTGGTTGACCGTTGTAATTAAAGCAGGCTTCGTTATCGCAGCGGGTGTAGCTGTGGGCATCGCGAAAATTAGCAAGCCCACTTATTTGAAGCTGCACGCTACTGCGCAGTCCAACTTCAACAACAGCAGCTTCCCGATCAGTCGAAAACACCGATTCAGCAAAGCGGTAGATATGGCTCGCACGGGTTGCATTCTGACCGCCGTCAGCCTCAATTGTGCCTTGCGAGTAAACATTAGCCTGACCAGCACGCACAACCTCGAATGTGGCTGTGACTTCCTGGGATGCGCCAACGCCGCTGTTGTCGGCCTCAGAAACAAACGCGGCATCAGTGCGATCAGTGCAGATAGCGACAGCACTTCCGATTCGGTACAGCTCGCCAATGCTCAGGCTTTCATCCCAGCCCCTTTGGCGGCCTGCTACAGCTTGGGCTACATCCCCGCAGGTAGCTTCGCCGTCTGCACCTTGGGGATTAACTTCGGTGAAAACGCGGTTTAGATCACTGCTTGTGAAAAGGGTGTAAGTAAGCGTATCGCCTACCTGATAGAGGGTCAGTCCTTCAGTGCCGGTAATCCCGCTGCGGCCAGAAAAAGTGACGTTCTGCTTTCGGCGCTCAGCCTGTGCTTGCCAGTCATTCGGGCAGCGGACTTCGCCTTGGTCTCCTGGTTGCAGAACAACCGCAGGCCTGAAAACGGGATTGACCTTGAAGCCAAAGTTATTGCCGATAAAACTATGGACACCAAAGGTCGTTTGATTGGACGGCGTGCTGGCAAAACAGAAATCCTGGGCGTACTCGTCGTTATTGCTTCTAACCGAAAAAACGTCTTGGCCACCAGCGTTCTCAGCGTTGCCGATGTCGTTGGCAGGTATCTGCCCGGCAATGTGGTCCTGACTTGTTAAACGACCTCCATCGGGGCTGTAATAAATCGAAATTCGGCCATGGTCCGAAATTGACAGGTCATAGTTGTTGATCAGGTTATTGCCAATAGCAAACTGCGCGGCATCGAGGTTTGGAACGGTCCCTTCACTGACAAGAAAAATGCTGCGCAGGAGCTGGCCACCGCCGACGCTGTAGATCTGGCTCCACAGCAAATTGGTGTTGACACGCACGCCGCCGTAGCTAACACCGTCAATGACCTGACGGTTGGCGTAGACCAAAGGGATAACGCTGCCTAGTTCGACAACGTTCTGCACAGAGTCAAAACCTGCTTTGGGGGTATAGCGAGCACCGTTGACGATGTTCTGCCCCTGGACCGTATTGTTGGAAACCTGGGCTTGCCGCGGGGCCCTTGGTCGCGGAGCGAGGAGTGTTGCTAAATAGGTCAGCGCCACTCCAATCGCCAACTTAATCAAGAATGGGACGACCAAAAAAGCCGTCGGCTCTCCTGGTTTGATCTTGCTACAACGATTCACCTCACGGACGAATTGCCGATACTCACTCTCATTCAGTCCGGTGATCGCCATGATCTCCCGGTCCTGAGGCAGCAGGACGATGCGATCGAAGTCCTTAGGTGAAAACGTCATCGCAAGGAAATATCGCCAGTAGTGGGCAGGGAACCGACTAACGCTTGCGTTAGTGATCGCCTAGGAGCATTCTGACGGACTGCATCCAAAGGACTGCCAAGCCGCACTGATAGCCGTTGGGTGTCGTGCTCTAACCCGATCACCGCATAGGTCTCTTCGCTGTAGATGCTGGTTTCGATCAGCGTGTCAGGGTCGAGCCAGACCGTACGCAGCTCTATCAACCACCGATCAGTGGCCGCCTGATTAAAGATTGTCAGTGCAAGTTCGCTTAGGGCGAAAACGAGATTGGCGCTGATGTTGGCCGCCTGCAAGTCAAGCGTTGCACCACTAAACCCAAACGCGCCAAAGACGTAGTTCTCGCTGTTGAACGTGCGGGTCTCGCCTTGGAAAAAGTTCTGGAACAGGTAGCCCGTGCTGCTGCCATTAGGGTTGAGCAG